TGATCAAAAAATGAAGGCGGAAAGACTAAAGGTTTGGGAAGAGATTTCTAAAAGAGGCGAGTTTACTAATTTCTATAGAGATGCTGTAGAATATGATGGTACAAGCCTAGGAAAGCATGAATTGAAGTCTTTAAAATTAAAGATTACAGATCTTACTTCCAAAAACAAGAAATGATATAATGAAGATATGAATCAAACAAATCAGGACGCTACAGTAGTCTACAAAACTCCATCCCTTACGCCATCTGGCTTTTTTGGTACAAGCAAAGATATGATTGTAGAGCTTGAAAATTTTATGACTCAAGAAGAAATAGAATTTCTTGAGGCAGCTGCTAGAAAAATTACTATATGGGACATAACGGAAAGCCATGTTAATGAAAACGGTACAACCGTATACGATGCTAACTACTGGAAAGACAGAGTTTGCACTAGCCCATCTTTAGATAAAAATGACCCAGAAATTAGACCAGTGCTCCAAGGTTTATTTGAAAGACTAAAGCCAATCGTTGAAGATTTTTATAAGGTTAAAGTAACCCCTACGGGAACGACAATTGTAAGATGGCTACCTGGACAGTTTCAAAAACCTCACGCAGACAAAGAACTTCATGAGCTTCCAGATATTGGGATGCCAAATGATTTTCCTTATTATGATTTATCAAGTTTATTTTATTTAAACGATGACTATGAAGGCGGAGAGCTTTACTTTCCACTACAAAATGTTCAGTTTAAACCCAAGAAAGGCGCAGCATATTTTTTCCCAGGAGATATGAACTATATCCACGGGGTAACAGAAATTAAGGGTGCCATTAGATACACATGTCCTTTCTTTTGGGAAATACTAGAGCATACTGGAGAAAATCAGCCAGATCCAAATAAAAAATATTATAGAACACTTATGGATGAGGATATAAATAAATGAGTACTTCAGAAAGATTAACATCAGACATATTAGTATTTAAAAACTTTTTAACAAAAGAAGAATCTTCTGCAATCATAAAAGTTTTAGAAGCACAGGTATTAAATGAAAAGCTATCCTGGACTCCAATTACATTTTATGAATCATATTCTTCAGTGCTTCCACAAGATGGGGACGAAGAGCTAGAAGAATTTGGATTACCGTCAGATTTTTTTTCAACACTTCAAAATAAAATTATTGATGCAGTAGCAGAAGTGCACGGACACTCTTATTCAGATATACATAAGATTGGGTTTCATGCTCAAAAATGGGAGCCTGGAGCTTACGCAAAAGAGCACTCGGACAACACAGATTTAGAGGGTAACACTGGCCCGTTTGAAAGAAGTAGGTACGCAGCGTTCTTGTATTTAAATGATGAGTTTGAAGGCGGACAGCTAATATTTAATAAGCAAAATCATACACTTATACCAGAGACTGGGATGCTAGCAGCTTTCGCAGGAGGCTTTGATAATACGCATGAGGTTACAATGATAACTTCTGGCATAAGATACACTCTCGGATCATTTTGGGATAATCGGGCTCCAGAATCCTATCCTCAAGAAACAATAGATGCTTGGGATGCAGAGATGAAAAAGATTAGAGAAGAGCAAGAAGTAATAAAGTCGGAATGGCAAGATGCATTAAAAGAAGGATATAGAATAGATCTAGACGGAAATAAATACAAAATAGAGGAGAACGACTAATGAAGCTAGAAGAAAAATTACATGAAAATGTTTACATGTACTCAGATGTAATTGAGAATCCACAAGCAATTATTGATTTAATCAATAAGCTAGATTCTGATGAAAGAGTTCACAAGGTTATCCCAAGCTGGAAAAACTGGAATTCAAGCAGTAGAGATGGTAACATTTTCGGAAAGAAAAAAGACTTTAATCTTTCTGAGGTAGAAAATTTAGATGAAGATATAAGAAAAGATGTAGACTTCATAATATCAACAATTAGAAATGCTATTAAAAATATATCAGAATCTTTTATTGTTGATAGAGGTCTTAAGGGAGTACCAAACGTATCACCATTTGTCGGTATCCAAAAATATATTGAAGGTTGTGCAATGGGCGCACACTTTGATAGACAGGCTGGAGACAACAGCTTGGAATGGTCAATTATTATTTATTGGAATGATAACTACGAAGGCGGAGAGATATCATTTGTTATCAGACCAGAAGATCTGAGATTAGAAATGAATGGTCATCTTAGACCACCAGATGATGCGCTAGATCCAAGAACAAAAGACATGGTTACATTTACTGCAAAGCCAAAGGCTGGAAGCGCATTGATATTCCCGTCTACAGATCCATACAAGCACCAAGTTCATATAATGAAATCAGGAGAGAAGTTTATTACTCCTGGATTTATATTTGTTGACGGTTATGTTGTTGGAGGTCCAGGCGGACCATCAGAAGAATACATCAAGGCCTATCACGAACAAAACCAGGAATGATTTAATCATTGTCAGACTATAAAATTGTAAGGTTATCTGATCAAGTTTATGAAATACAAAATTTTATAACACAAGACGAGCTTGATCAGGTAATGCAGTTTATAGGATTAAGAAACGAATCTGACTGGTACGGAGAAGATGTGCAGTATGAATTTTGGGACACCAAGGTTTTAAATAGAAAATTTATTTATCCAGATAGCAAGATTTTAGACTTTCATTCTAGAATCTCTAATTTGTTTTCTGGAAATCATGATGTTACTGGAATAAACTTACAAAGATACAAGATGAATGAATTCCTTGGTCTTCACACTGATGATCATGAGGGTCACAGGTTGTCTAATCAAAAGGTGTTTTATGGTGCTGTTCTTTATTATAATGATAATTATGATGGAGGAGAAGTGGAGTATCCTGAGTTAGGAATAGTACATAAACCAAAAAGCAGGTCATTGCTTATACATGGCGGCAAAGTATTACACGGAACAAAGCCAGTCAAAAATGATGTAACTAGATACATATCATCAGTATTTATTAAACATCATATTGATGATAGCATATCATTGAATAAAGAAATTTTTGGAGAATATTATGGAGTATAAGGGAAATAGTGGACAAGAAAGATTTGTTACTGAGCTTCTTAAAAATAAAGAAAATGGTTTTTATGTTGAGCTTGGAGCGTTTGACTCTAAAAAAGGAAGCAACACGTATCATCTAGAAACAGATTACAATTGGAATGGGGTATCTTTTGAGATAGATCCAGAAAGACATGCGGAGTTTGTATCAAACAGAAAGAACCCCTGTATACTAGGAGACGCTACACATTTTAATTATATATCTTATTTTGAAGAAAACAACTTTCCAAAACAAATAGATTATCTTCAAGTTGATATAGACGCTGGATACACCCCAGAAGGAAATTCCGTTGGGAATCCATATTTAACACTACATGGATTGATAGCAGTGCCTCTTAGCAAATATAGATTTTCAATAATTACTTTTGAGCATGACTCGCAGATCGAGTATAATAATAAAGGAATGAGAGAAGCGCAAAGAGAAATTCTATCATCTCTTGGATACAAGCTTGTAGTTAGAGATTGGCATGAAGATTGGTGGGTAGATCCATATGCTGTACCGTATTTGGATTTTAGAGAAAAATTTAAGATGGCGTGGACATAATGAGTGGACAACTAAAACAAGAGCATCATGATGTAGTTAAAGAGTATGTTGATTCAGTTAATGAAAAAAGAAGTGACGCTTACATGCTTACAATTGCAAGAGATGGTGAAGAGCCAGCAAGATCAATTATATTTTTTCCAAATGCAATAGAAGCAGCAGAAGCATATAATATGTACAACGACTGGGGATTTGCAAAGCAATATCTTACAGTAAGGCTATATGAGCCTACAGGTAAAATAAACGAAAAGGTTTTTAAAAGAAATCAGGCGGGGGATCCAACATTTCTTAGAACAAACTATATAGATGTCACAGAAACGTTATTGGGTCTAAAGCCTTTAATTTCAGATCAGGCATACGAAAATACCTGCATGGAAATAATGACCTCATTTGCCAAAGATAACTGGAGATTTGACCCAGAAAGATTCCTGTTAAATCTTGGAATTGACAAAAAACTAGACTGTTGATTTTGATATTTATGTAGTATAATATTAAATATGACTCCTTATAAAAGAATCCCCAGAAGACATTTTACAGATCTTCAATTTAACCCATACTTCAAAAGTGAGGCTTTTGTTGACAGAACGGATAAAGCTTATGAAAAAAGTAAAGAAGATTTAAGCTCCATTTTTAGTTTTTTTAAAAGAATTTGGTTTAAAAAATAATGTCATATTACCTGTCAGCCATAAAAGATTTTCCAACTGGAATGTGGAAGCTAGATGAGTTATCTGGTTCAGTAGCAAACGATATATCTGGCTGCGGTAATAATGGATCTTATATTGGACAAATTGTTAGATCTGGAATGCCAATTGTTTCTGGTGGCTTACACTCAAATAAAATAGACAGTAATAACTATTTACAATTTACTTTATCAAAAGATTTTTCTGGTACAGATGGTACTGGTGGCTTTGCAACTATCGATACATATGATAACGATTTTAGTTTAGAGGTATGGTTTCACCCCAAAACTTTAACATCCCTAACTCCTATACTTGCAGACTCAAACGGTATAGGTTTATATTGGGATAAAGGTAATGTGGTATTTAAATTAGAAAATGAAAGAATTGATTATTCAGTTCCAAACCCAGATAGGGTAATACATGCAGTTGGAGTTTACTCAGTTAACTCCATGTTGCTATATGTAGATAGTGTCTTAGTTGCATCTAAAGCAGTAGACTTTAAGTTTACAAATACTAGTGTGACTCTTTATTCTGGACCAGCATCTAACACAGAGCACTTTTTGATAGATTGTCCAGCAGTGTACAGATACTCTATTTCACAAAGAGCAATAGCCTCACATTACAATAATTTGTTTTTAAACAATGACGAGCAGGTGTCTGTTCCAGATTTGGGAGAACTTTTTAGGGCTGCAGAAAAATATCAAGATATAGAGACGAAATATGTTTATCCAGTTCAGGAATCCTGGGAGACTTTGATTTATGATAATGAGGCTTTGTCATACAACCCAAGCAATAATAGCATACGTTTAAATTCAGGATTCTCTAATGGAGAGTTTGTAGAAGATCTGGTTTTAAACATTACAAAGCAATACGTATCTTCAAAAATAGAATGGGTTTCGTCTAAAGGGGTTTCAGTATATGTCTCAGAAACATCATCACTTGGACCGTGGAGAATATGTTCAAACGGATCTTCTATTCCAGAATTTACACAAGGTTCTAGCTTTTCTTCACAAAAGATACTTTACTTTAGAGTAGTCTTTGATTCATCAAATCCAGATCTTTACATTCCAGAACTCTACTCTTTAAAGATTTATTTTCATTCTGAAAAGAAAATGTTTGCACATAATGGAGGAAGTACTCTTTCAATATCTCAACCAACCTCTGGATCAACTTGGGATTTTGATGTTTCTAACAACAGCTACCCAGTTAGAAGTAGAAACTACCATAACGGAATAAGACCAAAATCTTCAGCATTTTTTATAGACTCAGTAAATGATGTTCGTAATATTGAAATGATATTTACCCCAAAAACGCTTTCTAGCGGAAACCTAATATTTAATAAGACTGGCGCAGTAGAGACATCTCTTTCCTGGGCGGCAGGCGGAGGTATATCAAAATCTAATATTAGCAACATATATATAAATGGTCAGGATGTGTCATCAGCAACCAACATATCATCCTACTTATATATAGGTGAGCCAAATTATATATTAATAAAAACCTCTAGCATAATATCTGGTCAAATTTGGTTTAATGGCAAGCAGCTTTTAGGAGTAAGATCCAATGTTCTTGATGATAATATGTATCAGAATATTGCCCTATACTCAAATCCAGATATTAGCCACCAAGATCATTATGACCTGTATATAGGCAAATCTGCATCTGTTGGGCAAGGTTCGTCAATGGAAGTGACAGAAGAGTCGGTATCTACATACTCTAGAGACAGAGTTGTGTTGCAGATTATATAATTTTGTCATATTGAGTGACAAAAGCTGGACTTAAGCACACAAAGATGGTAAAATAATTAACTATGGATATAAAAAGAATTAATGCCCAAATGAAGTCTGGTGAAACCAGGCTAGGAGTCTACGTGTGGGAGATGCCTGACGGAAGATGGGTTGGCGACGAAGACAATAACTTTTTATCTATACAGTCCATGATTGGAAACAAGGAAAGAATTGCTTTGCTTGCAGCAGCCGTAGCACACTATGGAATTGATGTTGGTCAGCCTAAGTTTATTGAGGGAAGCCGACAAATTGATGAAGAAGAGTTTGAGTATCAAAAGCAAAGATTAAGATGGGGTCTAACTCCAGATCCACTAGACATCGGTGTTCACAAAGAAGAAATGGCTAGACTAAATGGTGGTAAAAAATGATTGAATATGACGAAGATACAGTTCAAGACAATGTAGAGATATCTAATGTTGCAGACTGGATGAGATTTAACAATCCTACAACACAAAAATCTGATGACCTGTTTGATATAGATGCTGAAGAAATATTAAAGCTTTCAGGACTTGGTGCCTCATTTAGAAGAAAAGTATCTAGAGATCTACAAAAAGCATTTACTGGTAAAGATGGTTCTGTAAGCCAGCAGATTCAACACCAACAGGCAGTCAGCGGTTACGCTACATTTGATCTAATTCAACCAGAATACAATTTAGATTATCTTTCAACAATTTATGAAATTTCGCCTTACAATTACGCAGCAATAAATGCAAAGGTTGCTAACATAGTAGGCCTAGGATTTGATTTTATTGAATCCAAAAAAACTACAGACACACTTGAAGATATAGAAGATGAGAAGCAGCTAGAAAGAGCACGTAAGAAGCTGAATAGAATTAAGCAAGACCTTCACCGTTGGCTAGAAGATTGCAACGAAGATGAAACATTTAAAGAAACTCTTATAAAGTTCTACACCGACATAGAGGCTACTGGTAATGGCTATCTGGAGGTCGGTAGAACAACGACTGGCAAGATAGGGTACATCGGGCACATCCCTTCAAAGACAATGCGTGTAAGACGCCTTAGAGACGGTTTTATACAGCTTCTTTATGGCAAGGCTGTTTTCTTTAGAAATTTTGGAGACACGGAAACAGTAAATCCAATCGCTGGTCAAGAAGACAGACCTAACGAAATTATTCATTTAAAGAAGTATACCCCAAAGAATAATTATTACGGAATCCCAGACATTATTGCTGCACAAAATGCTATGGCTGGAAATGAATTTGCTGGTAAGTATAACCTTGACTACTTTGAAAATAAGGCTGTTCCAAGATACATTATTACGGTAAAGGGCGCAAAGCTTTCTACAGAATCAGAAAGAAAGTTGCTTGAGTTTTTCCAAGTAGGATTAAGAGGAAAGAACCACAGGTCGCTATACATTCCACTTCCTCCAGATTCTCCAGACTCAAAGACTGAATTTAAGATGGAGCCAATTGAGGCGGGATCTCAAGAGTCTTCATTTAATATATATCGCCAATCCAATAGAGATGAAATATTAATGGCTCATAGAGTCCCAATTAATAAAATTGGCACACCAGCAGGAATCAACCTTGCCGCAGCCAGAGATGCAGATAAAACATTTAAAGAGCAAGTTTGCAGACCAGCCCAAGAAAATCTAGAAAAGAAATTAAATAAGGTTATTCAAGAAATGACAGATGCTTTAGAACTTAAATTTAATGAATTAAGTCTTACAGATGCAGATACCCAGTCAAAGATTGATGAAAGATACCTTAGATTTCAAGTAATAACTCCAAATGAAATTAGAGTTAGAATGGGAATGGTTCCAAGAGATGGTGGGGATGTCCCAGTAGATCTTGCAGCCCAAGCCGCCGAAATTAAGGCTCAGGCCAACCAAAGCAGAGCACGTGACCAAGAAAGATCTGCAAATTCTCCAGATAAATCTGGGGAGGGTAGAAATGCAAAGGGAGATGGAAGACAAGTCAACTAGTCCTACTCAACTAGTTATTTGCCTTTTGATACAACAATCTCTATAATATATAACATATGATCATAGAAAAGTCACATTGGTCTTCTAATGGAAATGCTATTAATTTATCAGTTCCATTTACGAAGGTCAATAGAGAAAAAAGAACAGTCTCAGGATTCGCAACATTAGATAACCTGGATCAGACTGGTGATGTCGTTACTCAAGAAGCCAGCA